CTAATCACGATTGGAGTTCTCATGCTTGTGATAGTATGAGGTACTTAGCTGTTGGCTTACAAGAACTAAATACTAGACAAACTGCTCCACAAAGTGTAGCAGATAATAATTACAATATTATTTGAGGATTTTTTATGGGATCAATATTTAAACCAAAAATGCCAGCATTGCCACCTGTTCAACCTTTGCCAGAACCGCCTAAAGCAGAACTGTCGCCAGAGGAAGAAGCAAGAATACAAGCTGAACAAGCTGCGATTGAAAGAAGAAGAAAAGGTAGAAAGTCTACTATCCTTACTGGACCACTTGGTGTGCAAGAATCTGAAGAAACAAAATTAAAAACTTTGTTAGGAGAATAATGCTAAATAAAATTAAAAAGTTTTTTAAAAAGAAACAAGAAGATATTTTGTATTTAACAGAAGAAGTAAAGTTTAATAACATAGATGATTTAAAATCAAAAAAAGAAACTAACTCAGAAACTAAATCTGAAACTAAATCATCTTTAACATTTGGAAAATAATTATGGGAGCTAATGGTGCATCTAATGGTGGAAGTGCTGACGCACCAATGACTACAAGATCAACTTTATCTGCAAAGAACCAAGCGAAGGCAGATAAAAAATCAAGAGCAGAAGCAAATGTAGAAGTTGGTTTAGGTAAAACTAAAACTCAAAGAGCTGTAGAGACAGTTGGAAATTTTATTAAAGGTGGTGGAATTATAGGAGCAGTTGCTAGAGGAGTAACAAGTGCTGTAAGAAGAGGAAGAGTGAATACATCATTAATGGGTACATCAGATTATCAAGGTTCAACAACAAGAAGTAATATTGGAGATACTGGAAGAGGAGATGGTGGCGGAGCAATGACAACAAGTGGTCAAGTCGTACAAGCACCTCAACCAATGGTAGCTCCTACTACAGCAGAAGTTTCGCAAGTTACAACTACAGATGCAGAAGATCCACTTCTATTAAGAAAAAGAAAAACATTAGCAAGAGGAAGATCTCCAACTATTATGACAGGAGTAACAGGAGCAACAGGTAGCTTGACATTAGGCAAACCAAGTTTATTAGGTAGATAGTATGGCACAAACAGATAAAGCTAAAAATTTATTAAAACGATTTGACAGATTAAAATCTCAAAGACAAAATTGGGAAAGTCATTGGCAAGAAGTTGCAGACTATATGCAACCAAGAAAAGCGGATGTAACTAAGTCAAGATCTAAAGGTGATAAAAGAACTGAATTAATTTTTGATTCTTCTCCATTACAATCAGTAGAATTATTAGCTGCATCATTACATGGTATGCTAACTAATCCATCAACTCCTTGGTTCTCTTTGAGATTCAAAGAAGATGAAATGGAAAATGAGGATGAAGCAAAAGAATGGTTAGAGTCTGCAACAGAAACAATGTATGCAGCATTTAATAAATCAAACTTCCAACAAGAAATATTTGAACTGTATCACGATCTAATTACTTTTGGTACAGCAGCAATGTTTATTGAAGAAGATGATGAAGATATTTTAAAATTTTCTACAAGACACATTAATGAAATGTATATTGCTGAAAATGAAAAAGGTAGAATCGATACAGTATTTAGAAAGTTTAAATTATCTGCAAGAGCTGCAATACAAAAATTTGGTGATGTATCTTCTAGCATTGCAATTACTGCAAAGAAAGATCCATACGAAGAAGTAGAAATACTTCATGCAGTATATCCAAGATCTGACTTTGATCCTAAGAAACAAGACAAATCAAATATGCCATTTGAATCTGTTTACTTAGAAGCAGGTACAGGTGAAGAATTATCTGTGTCTGGATTTAGAGAGTTTCCATTTGTAGTACCAAGATACTTAAAAGCATCACACGAAATTTATGGAAGATCACCTGCAATGACAGCATTGCCAGATGTAAAGATGTTAAATGAAATGTCTAAGACTACAATCAAGTCTGCACAGAAACAAGTTGATCCACCTTTATTAGTTCCAGATGATGGATTTATATTACCAGTAAGAACAGTACCTGGTGGTTTAAATTTTTACAGAGCAGGAACTAGAGATAGAATTGAACCATTAAACATTGGAGCAAATACTCCACTAGGTTTAAACATGGAAGAGCAAAGAAGAAACTCAATTCGAAATGCGTTCTATGTAAATCAATTAATGATGCAGAGTGGTCCACAAATGACAGCAACAGAAGTTATTCAAAGGAACGAAGAGAAGATGAGATTGCTTGGTCCAGTTCTTGGTAGACTTCAATCTGAATTATTAAAACCATTAATCGATAGAGCATTTGCTTTAATCCTTAGAAAGAATTTATTTAGACCAGCTCCAGAATTTTTAAGCGGTAAAGATATTGAAATAGAATATGTATCTCCACTAGCTAAAGCACAGAAGTCTAGTGAACTACAATCGATTATGAGAGCAATAGAAATCATGGGTAGCTTATCTAATGTTGCTCCAGTATTTGATCATATTAATATGGATAAATTGGTTAGACACTTAGCAGACATTGTTGGTGTACCACAAAAAATATTAAAACCACAATCTGAGTTAAATGCTGAACGACAACAAGCACAAGCTCAACAAGAACAAATGCAACAAATGCAACAGCTACAACAAGTAGCGGAAGCAGGGGGAAAAATAGCACCACTCGCAAAGGCTTTACCAGAAGAAGCTAAAGCTGTAGCGAATGCTGATATTGAGTAATGAGTGATCTCAAACAATTTGAAAAACAAATAAAAGAAATAAGAGAAGCATACAAACAAATTTTTGAATCAGATGAAGGTAAAAAAGTTTTATCTGATTTAGAAAAGCGATGCCACTTTTGGTCTACCACTAATGTTAAAGGGGATAGTCATGAGAGTGCATACATGGAAGGTCAAAGGAGTGTACTTCTATTTATTAAATCAATGCTCCAGAATGATAACACTAAAGGAAGATAACTATGTCACAAGAACAGATAACACAGGAAACTGTGCCTGTAGCAGAGACAACACAAACTACTACAGAAGCACCAAAAGAAACAACAGCACAAGAAACACAAATAGAGCAACCAGTTCCAACTGTTGCTAAATCTTGGAAAGAAGCAATCCCAGAAGATTTAAGAAATGATCCAAACATTTCTAAGTTTACTGAGCTAGAAGCTCTTGCTAAATCTTATGTCAATGCAACAAGAATGATTGGTCAAGATAAAGTTGCAGTACCAAATAACAATTCAACTGACGATCAATGGAATGAAGTTTATGATAAACTTGGTAGACCAGAGTCTCCAGATAAATATCAACTTGAAGTTAAATCAGATGTTGTTCCATTAGATGAAAGTGCAGTTAAATCGTTTGCAGAAAATGCTCATCAGCTTGGTTTAAATAATAAACAAGCTCAAGGTATCTTAGAGTTTTATAAAAATTCTATGGAAGGTTCTGCACAGCAAAATCAAATAGACATGGAAACTGCTCAAGCAAATGCTGAACAAGAACTTAGAAAAGAGTGGGGTGGTAACTACGAAGCTAATATTAAAAAAGCAGGTGCAGTTGCTAAAGCAAACATGGATGCAAACATTTTAGATATGCAATTAAAAGATGGTACACGATTAGGCGATCATCCTTCAATTATCAAAGGCTTTGCAAACATTGCTAACCTTATGTCTGAAGATAAATTAGTAAGTACAGAATCTGAAAATGTATCTCAAGGTATAGATTATAGTGCTGAAATAAGTAAGATTGTTAATGATCGAGATGGTCCATATTGGAATAAGGCACATCCAGATCACGACAAAGTAGTTCAGCAAGTATTTAATCTAAGAACTATGATGACTAATGGATAACAAAGAACTTAAATTAGAAATACTTCGTATTGTAGTAGAGAGTGGATCTGAAAATCAAAAATCAAATCCCTTGCCAATCTGCAACGAATATTATAAATGGATTTGTAAGGCGGATGAAAATTCGCCTAACAAAAGAAAGACAATTCGCAAGAACCTTTCTGACAACAAGGAATAGACTTGTAGTCTAAAAGACTTTAAATCCAAGAGAAGCCAAATATTTTTGAGAACTCCTCTGATTTTGTTTAACATTAACTTAACAAATAATAGGAGACAATTATGTCAACTGAAATAACAACAGCATTTGTAGAACAATATAGTTCTAACATCCAAATGCTATCACAACAAAAAGGTTCTCTTCTAAGAGATAAAGTTAGAGTAGAATCTGTAACAGGTAAGAATGCTTTCTTCGATCAAGTAGGAAGTGTTACTGCATCTGTTAGATCAACAAGACACGCAGACACTCCTCAATCTGATACTCCTCACTCAAGAAGAAGAGTTTCATTGGTTGATTACGAGTTTGCTGATCTTATCGATGATCTAGACAAAGTAAGAATGTTAGTAGATCCAACTTCTACTTACGCATTAGCTGCTGCTTATGCAATGGGTAGAGCAATGGATGATGCTATCATTGCTGCTGCTACTGGTTCAGCTGATACTGGTGTAGCTGGTGGTACTGCGGTTGCATTACCTGCTGGTCAAATCATAACTGAAGGTGGTACAACTGGTATGACTATCGCTAAGTTAAGAGAAGCAAAAGAGATCATTGATTTAGCTGATGTTGATCCTTCACTACCAAGACACATCATCGTATCTCCTAAACAGATCACAGATCTATTAGGAACTACTGAAGTGACTTCAAGTGATTTCAATACAGTTAAAGCATTAGCACAAGGTGATGTAAATTCTTTCTTAGGATTTAATTTCATCGTGTCTAACAGATTAGCTGTTGCGTCTCAAATTAGAGATTGTATCGCTTTCGTAAGTGATGGAATTGGTTTAGCAGTAGGTAAAGATTCAACTGCTAGAATCGATGAAAGAGCTGACAAAGGATATGCTACTCAAGTTTACTATTCTGCTGCATTCGGTGCGACTAGAATGGAAGAAGAAAAAGTAGTTAAAATCCAAGCGTACGAAGCGTAAGGTATAGAATTTTAGGCGGTGGAAGCGAGAGTGGAAGCCGCCTGGAATGCAGATGAAACAGATAAAAGATTTAAAAACAGTATTACATTTTAAAAAGGGAGATTATGTCTATAGGTATGTATTAGTAGACAGATTTAAAAATGATGGTAAGTATCATTATGGTTTTGATGTAAAGAACGAAAGAACTACAGAAGAGATCTTTGCATTAGAAAAAGATAGACAAATTAGAAGAAAGTATATTATAAAGGATTAATATGGCATCAGTAGTAGATATTTGTAATGGAGCATTAAATCAACTTGGTGCATCAACCATATTATCACTTACAGAAGATTCAAAGAACGCAAGACTTTGCAACGCAAGATACTCACAAGTTAGAGATAGTTTATTTAGATCTCATCCTTGGAATTGTTTAATTAAAAGAGTTGAACTTGCAAGAGATGTAGCAACACCTTCATGGGGTTTTAGTTATCAGTTTACTTTACCAGCAGATTGCTTGAGAGTTCTAACTATTTTAAATTATGATTATGATTATAAGATTGAAGGTAGAAAGATTGTAGCAAACCATGCTACAGTTAAAATACAATACATTGCAAGAATTGAAGATCCAAATCAATATGATGAACTATTAAGAGAAACTATATCAGCTGCATTAGCTGCTGACATTGCTTATGCGATTACATCATCTAATCCAACAGCTTCTAATATGTACACTTTGTTTCAAGATAAATTAAAAGAAGCTAGATTTGTTGATGCTACTGAAGGTCAAAATACAAATCCAGATAATGGTCAATCAGATGTGATTGGAGCTTCTTCATTTATAAACGCAAGGTACTAACCTATGGCAAGAGTTGCGGTACAACTAACCAATTTTACTGGTGGTGAATTATCACCAAGACTAGATGGTAGAAACGATCTACAAAAATATCCTACAGGATGTAAGACATTAGAGAACATGATTATCTTCCCACATGGAAGTGCAGCAAGAAGATCTGGTACACAGTTTGTTGCTGAAGTAAAAGATTCTACAAAAGAAACAAGACTTATTCCTTTTGAGTTTAGTACAACACAAACTTACATACTTGAGTTTGGTGATCAGTACATAAGATTTTATAAAGACAATGGTCAAATATTATCTGGTGGATCAGCTTATGAAATTAGTTCACCTTATTTAGAAGCAGAACTATTTGATATTAAGTTTGCACAATCTGCTGATGTTATGTACTTATGTCATCCAAGTCATCCAGTACAAAAGCTATCAAGAACAGGTCATACTGCCTGGACACTTACTGAAGTTGAATTTACTAATGGTCCATTTATGGATCACAATATTACAGATACAGAAATAACTTTATCACATACAAATCAAGGTCAAACAGGAACAGCAACATTATCATCTACAACTGGAGTTAATAACGATCAAGGTTGGTTATCAACTGATGTTGGAAGATTAGTTCATGTTACTGATGGTCATATTATAATTACAGGTTACACATCTTCAACTGTTGTTGATATGGAAGTTCTTGCAGATATTGGTTCTGCAAGTGGAGTTACAGATTTTGCATTAGGATCATTTTCAGATACTACAGGTCATCCTTCTTGCGTAACCTTCTTTGAACAAAGATTAGTATTCGCTGCAACATTATCACAACCACAAACATTATTCTTTTCTAAGTCTGGTGATTATGAAAACATGGATGATAATTATCATGGAACAGTAGCAGATGATGATGCAATTATTTATACCATTGCATCTAACCAAGTTAATGCAATTCGTTTTATGACCGCTACAAGAACTTTAATCATTGGTACAGCTGGTGGTGAGTTTGCAGTTAGTGGTGGTGGAACTGATATTGCAATTACACCTACAAACATATTAATTAAAAAACAATCTAACAATGGTGCTGCAAATGTAGATGCTTTAGCTGTTGGTAATGCTACTTTGTTTTTACAAAGAGCTAAAAGAAAATTAAGAGAACTAGCTTACAATTTTGATGTTGATGGTTATATAGCTCCAGATCTTACTATCCTTGCCGAGCATATTTCAGAAGGTGGATTTAAACAACTATCGTATCAACAAGAACCTAATCAAATTATTTGGTGTGTTAGAAACGATGGTCAATTAGTTGGACTTACTTATCAAAGAGAACAACAAGTTGTTGCTTGGCATAGACATATATTTGGTGGAGCATTTGGAAGTGGTAATGCAGTTTGTGAAAGTGCAGCTACAATTCCTACAGATGATTCTGAATATCAAACATGGGTAATTGTAAAAAGAACAATCGATGGAACTACAAAAAGATATATCGAGTATATGCACAACTATGACTTTGATGAAACAGATGATACTTCATTTAATTTTTTAGATTCACAATTATCTTATGATGGTAGTGCAGTTACAACTATATCTGGATTATCTCATCTTGAAGGTCAAGAAGTTTCTATCTTAGCTGATGGTGCAACTCATCCAAACAAAACAGTTTCAAGTGGTGAGATTACTTTAGAAAGATCAGCATCAAAAGTTAAAGTTGGTTTGCCATACACATCTTTATTACAAACCATGAGAATAGATGCAGGTTCACAAAATGGTACATCACAAAGTAAGACTAAAAGAATATATGAAATAACAATTCGA